ATGTAGTTACTGGTGGTGTTGGTAATTATACTCCTAAACCTGGAACAAAAAGCCCAAGAGTCACGGTTGACGGTGAAGCCGCACACAATTATGGTGAAGTATTAATTACTATCAATTTTAGAAATCCTGCAGATATACAAACACTTGAGCAAGGAGGAAGATTATATTTTAATCCTAAATTAGTTCCGTTTAGTGGAGTATACCGAGTTAATACAGTTAGATCCTCATTTAGAGAAGGAGTATTTAAACAGACATTAGAAATCATTCGAGTACAAGGACAGTCATCGCCTGCTCTAGGCGTAACAACACCACCCCCGATTACAGACCCTAGTAGTAAGGTAACTGAATCACCGAATCCAGAAGACCAAATAACACAAGATACTACACCACCTGTAACTGTGGTTAATACAGATACAAGTCTAAATGGGGATAGAGTTAGCACACTTTCATTAGCTAATCAACTGCAAAGAGGATTACCTAGTCCCGGTCTTCCTGGTGCTATTAGTAATTTTACCAATGCCACGGGCGGTCTCGGCGGCGCAAAAAATTATCTATTATCTCAAGTAAGTGGTGCTACTTCTAATCTTGTAGGTAACTCAAGGATAGCAACACAGATATTTGGTGGAGTTATTCCCGGAGCCATTAACCAGTTGGCTTCTGGGATCCCATTGCAGATTGCGGGAGTAGCAAATCTAGCACAACAAATATTAAATCCTGCTAGTTTGGTATCCCAGGTGGGCAATACCGCACTAAGACAATTTGGAATTACAAATCCCACTACTCAATTAGCCGCTGTACTGATTGGCAAAGCTAGTCAGGCTTTGAATCAAATATCAATACCTGGATCAGGTATAGGTGCGGGATCTAAAGTTAGTTATGCTCCTGTAACTCCTATTCCATCTTTGGTCAGTCTTGGACAAAATGTTACTGCACAAGATGTTCAGGCACAGAATTCTATGTTACCGACTAGTCTTACTGCGACCGGAGCTGCCACTGGACTTAATCCTAATACAATTTCTGCAGTGGCAAATTTAGGAAATGCAAGTGCAGGACTAGTAAATAATGTTAAATCCAATGTATCTGCATTAACACAGGGTATTACAACTGATCCTTTGGCAATTGCTCAGAAGTTTGGAGTCAACGCATCACAACTTTCTGGTTTATCTGCTCCCTTGCAGAGTAAAATATTAGGACAATTATCTTCAATAGGTTCTACTGCTCCGTCTAATACTGATCTAACAGCGGCCGGCAATCAAGGTATAAATTTATCGTCTCTTTCGCCTCAGGGTATTGCTAATTTACCTCCTATTGCACCTCATTCTATAGCACCTGATCCTGCACCAGATACACAGTATATTAAAACCTTGTCTGGATCACCTACCCAACTAGCCAACGCTTATGGTGTTACAAATATTGCAAAAATTCCTCAAGATTTACTGTCATCGGCAAATCTTAAATCTGCGCTATTGCCTACACAAGGATTTGGCACAGTTGGAAATTTATTGTTAGGTGCTGTAGCAGGATCTAAATACTTGTCGGGAAACTTACAATTATCTAACCTTGTAGGGTCTGCATTATCAAAAGAAGCTGGATTGAGTACAGTGCAACAAAATTTTGGATCAACATTTAACGTAGGCGGTAATTTGACAAATTCAGTAGTAAACAAATTTGGTAGTCTAAGTCGGGGCACTAGTCCCTTAGACAAATTAAACATACAGAGTTCTGGTAGTACAACCGGATCATCAGATGCAGGAGCAGGATAAAAATGCCATTTGAAGAAAGACGTCGAGGTAAACTACCGACACCTGGTCCGTTCTTGGCCGAAATTACCAGCCATTTAGATCCCAGCTATATGGGAAAGTTGGAAGTCTCTTTGATTAAAAATCTACAAAGTAATATTGATGACCAAGGACAGACTTATATTGTTAGTTACTTAAATCCTTTTTACGGAGTCACATCTGCTCGATTTGAAGGCAACAACAGCAGTGACTTTAATGATGTACAAAAAAGTTACGGGATGTGGTTTATACCGCCAGATGTCGGAACTACAGTTATGGTCATTTTTATTGACGGTGATCCTAATCAAGGATATTGGATGGGATGTGTCCAGGACACTTATCAAAATCACATGGTTCCTGGTATTGCGGCTAGTAAAAACACTTCAATGACTCAACAACAGAAAGATCGGTATGGTACAGAATATCTGCCTGTTGCTGAATTTCTCAAAGGTACTCAAAAGCTCACTGATTCTAATATAGATAAAATTAAAAAACCTATTCATCCTTTTGCTGATAGATTGTTAGCACAGGGATTATTATTAGACACAGTAAGAGGTATAACCTCTAGTAGTGCTCGAAGAGAAACTCCTAGTGGTGTATTTGGAATTTCTACTCCCGGACCGTTAGATACTAGCACTAATGCTAAAACTGGAAAAGTAGGATACGAAGGTAATCGTCAAGTTCCAGTAAGTCGATTAGGGGGAAGTAGCCTTGTGATGGATGACGGGGATGTTAACGGTGAAAACGAGTTGGTAAGAATTCGTACTCGTACTGGTCATCAAATACTGATGCACAATAGTCAAGATATGATTTATATTGCTAATTCTAAAGGTACCGCCTGGATAGAAATGACCAGTGCCGGTAAGTTAGATATATATGCTGCCGACAGCGTTAGTATTCATAGTGAAGTAGATTTTAACTTCCGGGCTGATAGAGACATTAATTTAGAAGCAGGTCGAAATATTAATATTCGATCTATAGGTAATATGGAAACCAATGTCAACGGATACTACTATTTGGTAGTTGAAGACCATGGCAAAATTGCTATTAAAAATGATCTAGATCAAATTGTTGGCGGAACAGTTAAAACCACTGCCGCACAAGATTTTAATGTTGCCGCAGGACAAAATGTATTATTCACGGCAGATGCCGCTATGCATCTCAGTGCTGAAACAGGTATGTATCAAGGATCAGCAGGAGACTTTAATGTTGGTGCTAATGGTAACTATTACGGAACTGCCGCTCAGTATCATATGAATGGTCCGTCTGCTTCTGCTCCTACTGCGGCTGCTCCTGCTACAGTACCTCCTTTGTTGAGTATCTATAGTCTACCCAATAGAGATCCTAAAACAGGATGGGCAGTTAATAACAAATATAAAACAACAGATATTAAAACAATCATGCAACGTGTGCCCACACACGAACCATATGATCAGCATGAGAATATTAATCCCCAGCAGTTTAGTCCATCAGCTACGGATGCTAGTCTGCAGAATCGTCCAGGTGTTGCACCTAATCCTAATTCAGGTATTGCAGACAGCGCCAACAACCCCGAAGTAGTTCCTGGAACTTGTGATCCCAAATATGCCAGTGACATTAATAGTTCATCTGCTAAGGCAGGTATAGATGCACTCAAAGCCGCAGCCGCTAAATTAGGACTAACAGGTGCACAGGCTCTGGCAAGTTTATTAGGCATTGCAGGTGGCGAGAGTCGTTGGAAAGTTGTCACAGAAAGTTTTAACTATACATCTGCCGCACGATTATTAGAAGTATTCCCTACGGTATTCAAAGGTGACTCTGCACTTGCACAACAATATGTAGGGAATCCTAACAATAGTTTGCCGGAGTTTTTATACGGTTATACCACAGACAAAGGCAAGGGATTGGGTAATACTCAGGCAGGTGACGGTGCCGCATTTATTGGTCGAGGGTTTATACAATTAACCGGTCGTGCTAATTATGCAAAATATAGTAATCAAATGTTTAGCAAGGGGCTAGTAAGTTCTGCCACTGCTCTTACTGATAATCCTAGTATGCTCAATGACTTAACCATAGCCGCACAGGTCAGTGTACTTTATTTCTTAGACCGTGTTAAACTTTCACAGACTGATCCTGGATATTTTAATGCCGCGTGTCGTGCAGTAGGCTTTAATACTCCTGATATTCTTGCAAGTAAAACAGGCTTTTATAATTGTTTCTTGGGGCAATTACAAGGGACTACTGTACAATCGGGCAGTGGAACTACAGTAACAGATAGTGCTGGAAACCCTATTAAGTCTGGTCAAATAGCACAATAAATATTATCATGCCATACAAATCTCTAGTTATAACCAATGCAAATGCAGTTCCCCAACAGCCTGTTAAGACTGCTCAGTTTTACAAAGGATTTACTAGCCTAGATCCTGCTAATACCACTTCGAGATTGTACGATTTTGATTTAATCAAACAAGACATTATTAATCAATTCAATACACGAAAGGGCGAGCGTGTAATGAATCCAGAGTTTGGAAGTATTATATGGGACGTGATCATGGAGCCCATGACTGAAGAAATCAAACAGGCTCTTAATACAGATATTACAACAATATGCAATAGTGATCCTAGAGTTGTTCCTACTCAGATAAACCTAACAGAGTTTGAATCGGGGTACCTTATTGAAATAACACTTCAACTGACCGGTACCGATCAATCTAGTAATATGATGCTGACATTTGATCAGCGTGCCGGCCTTACGGTACAATAATATATATGGTTTATTACATCAATAAATACGGTATAGAATTTAAATTATGACCATTCCAACAACCCCTAAACAACTGCTAATTACTGAAGATTGGAAAAAAATCTATCAAAGTTTTCGTAATGCTGATTTCCAAAGCTATGATTACGACACTATTCGTAGAATATTAATTTCTTACCTACAAGAAAACTACCCAGAAGATTTTAACGATTTTATTGATAGCAGTGAATATATTGCGCTGGTTGATTTAATAGCATATCTAGGACAGAATTTAAGTTTTCGTATTGATTTAAATGCTCGTGAAAACTTCTTAGAAACAGCACAACGTCGTGATAGCATCTTACGTCTTGCTCAATTAATTAGTTACGTTCCTAAAAGGAATGTTCCTGCCAGCGGATTATTAAAAATTACAGCTATTTCTACTACAGATTCTGTTATAGATTCAACAGGGGTTAATCTTTCAAATACTACAATAAGTTGGAACGATCCGACAAATACCAATTGGTATAATCAGTTTGTGAGTATTATCAATTCTACTATGCCTGCACCTATGACATTTGGCAAGCCTAATGATCAAGCAATTATTAACGGAATTAGCTCACAGCAGTATTTGGTCAATAGTTCAAATGCCGATATCCCTGTATATAGTTTTGATAAAAATGTAAATGGCACAAGCATGACATTTGAAATTGTTCCAGCTACATTCAAAGGGCAAAGTTATATCTATGAAGCGCCGCCTAATCCTGGAAGTGCAGTAAGCCTAATATATCAAAATGACAATCAAGGGTCAGGTAGTGCCAATACTGGATTCTTTATGTTGTTCAAACAAGGTACATTGGGGCTTTCTACTTTTAATATTTCAAATCCCGTGGCCAATGAAATTATTGGAATCAATGTCAGCGGCATTAACAACACAGATGTTTGGCTATGGAAACTTAACAATGACGGTAGTTATCCTGTAACACCTTGGACACAGGTTCCGGCTGTAGTAGGTAATAATGTTATCTATAATAGTATTGCTTCAAATATAAGAAATTTCTATAGTGTTAGTTCTAGGGACCAAGATCAAATTGATCTAAATTTTGCTGATGGAAGTTTTGGAGATTTACCAAATGGCGCATTTAATCTGTACTATCGTCAAAGTAATGGCCTAACATATTCTATCAAACCTGAACAATTAAGTGGCATTGTTATTAATGTGCCCTATGTAAATCAATCAGGGCAAAATCAAACGCTGACAATAACTCTAAGTCTACAATATACTGTAAGTAATAGTGCGGCCACAGAGTCTAATGCACTAATACAGCAAAATGCACCCCAGGCATATTATACTCAAAATCGTATGGTCACAGGCGAAGATTATAACATAGCACCTCTGACATATACCAGCAACATTCTTAAAGTAAAAAGTATCAATAGAGTAAGCAGTGGTATCAGCAAATACTTTGAACTCAGTGATGTTAGTGGAAAATATAGTTCTACAAACATCTTCGCCACGGACGGTATACTATACAAAAATGTAAATGAAAAGAATTTTAGTTTTAGTTTTTCTAGTAAAAATCAAATACTATCAGTAATTAAAGATCAATTACAACCTATTATTGCGTCTCCTACTCTAAAATCTTTTTATATTGATACTTATAGAAATCTATCACCTATAACACTACCAACTACTGGATTGTTGCTGAGATGGCATTTATCAAATAAAGTATCTGGTCAGGGTAGAGGATATTTCACTATAGATAGAATTTTATCTGGAAACTTTGTTCAGGCACCTGTGTCAGTAGGCGCTCTAGCTACTCGACCATATCAATATATTTCCACAGGATCTTTGATTAAATTTGTGCCACCTATGGTTAATAATAACCCTCAGTATTTTTTACCTAATGGAAAAATAAGCTCAGTTAAAACTAGTAAAACTACAGACTACTTATGGGCCACAGTAACACAGGTAATAGGCGAAGGTTCTAACAATGGAATTGGAAATCTCACAGATGGAACAGGTCCAATTATTCTTGGATCGCAAATAGCCAACGGTGCTATCCCTGTTGAAATAGTTCCACCTTTTGTAACTACTTTGTCCCATAATTTTGAAAACTCATTGATTGATCTATGTCTAACTCAACGAAATTTTGGTCTGTCTTACAACACTGATTCTAGAACTTGGACAGTAATCGAAGACACAAACTTAGATCTAATAAGTCCTTTTAGTATCTTGAATCAAAGCGATTTTAGTAATTCAAACAAAGACTCTAGTTGGCTAATCGCATTTACCTGGATAGGAGATCACTACAAAGTAAGGTATAGGATCACTGATTTTGTGTTTCAAAGTATGAATCAAACTGGCTTTTATATAGATCCTACTGATATAAACTTTGACTTTACTACGAATACTGTTATCAAAGATAAAATAAATGTTCTTGCAATCAATCCTGTGCCTGGTGTAAATTTATCGTCTCAAGGGTTAGGCAAAGACTACAGTTGGCAAATTGATAATCCTATTACAGAACCAGATGGATATACTGATCCTTCTAAAGTCTCTGTGAGTTTTTACAATCATCAAGATTCGGGTATGGTGGGACAATTATTTGATCCTGATGCATTTAATAATATTGTAGGAACATCGGTTGCAGGTACATCTGAAGGGTGTGTAATGTATCAGGTTTCTGCAGACGGAATGTCAATGACACTGGTAGATAATTCTGAATTTTTAATATTTGGGTCTGAGGCCGATGCATTGGCCAGTGGTGTTGATTCTAGTTATCTTTATTATTTTACTTCGACTAATGTTGTAAAAAGTGTAAACGGTACAGCATTTAAATATGAGCCAGGTTATATTGTATATCCAGGAAGATCAGGATTGAATTTCCATTATCTTCATAACAGCGGTAACCAGCGTAGGATTGATCCTAGTAAGAGTAATATCATCGACATTTATATGTTAACCGCAGAATATGATACCGCTTTTAGAAATTGGTTACTGACGGGAACAGGGACACCTCCTTTGACTCCGACAAGTCAAAGTTTAGAAAATAATTATTCTGGCGATTTAGATCCTATTAAAACAATCAGTGACGAAATAGTTTATCAACCAGTGACCTATAAAGTGTTGTTTGGTCCTAAAGCAGATATCAAACTACAGGCAAAATTTAAAGCAGTAATTAGTCCTACCAGCACTGCTAGTCAAAACAGTATTATATCAAGAGTGTTATCTGCTATTAATAGTTTTTTTGCTATTGAAAATTGGAATTTTGGACAAAGTTTCTATTTCAGTGAACTATCAACTTATGTTATGAATTTATTAACTCCTGATATAACAAATTTTATATTAGTACCTACAGTAAATAGTTTTGGAAGTTTATACGAAATAAATTGCCAAGACAACGAAATTTTTATCAGCGGTACTACTGCCGCTGATATTGAAGTTATTGATGCAGTTACAGCTTCTCAGCTCAATACTTCATTTATTGTTACTAATGCCGGATAAAAGAATGGCAACATCTAAAATTAATTCAGTAAATTTTTTACCCGTAGTTTTACAAACTGATAGGAATGCTAAATTTTTAGCCAGCACTCTTGATCAACTAATACAACCTACTCAATTAAAACGCCTTGACGGATATATAGGATCAACACAGACTGCAACGTATAATTCTACCAGCGATGTTTATCTATCTAATAAAGCCTATGATCTAGATCCAGCAATGGTAACCTATGACAGTATTGGTAATATACAAACTGTACAAGGATACGATGATCTAATAAATGAAATTTCTATCAAAGGAGGATTTAAAAATAATCTTGATAGACTTTTTAGATCAAATTTTTATTCTTTTAATTCTCATGTAGATTGGGATAAACTAGTTAATTATCAAAATTATTTTTGGTTGGCCAATGGCCCAGAAGTTATCGAAATTACTTCAAATAATTTAGACATTGAGTCGGTAATTATAGGACAGCAATCTGCAACAGTTACAGTAGGTAACACTTCGACATCTCTAAGCAACGGTATGTTAATTACCTTTGGTGGAATAGGTATAGAAGATGCGTATCGAGAAAAAGAATTTTTTGTAGAAGGTGTAGGCACATCAATAGTATTGGTTCCGTATCAAGATTTAATTACTGCTGAAAATGTTGCCACCCCACAAACTGAAGGATTTGACACAGAACCATTTGATGACTATTCTTTCGATGATGATAGGCCTGTTCCTGTTAATGCTGAATATGTTACCATCAATAGAGCAAGTTTAGATTTAAATCCTTGGAGTCGTTACAATCGGTGGGTGCATGGCGATGTAATTGCAACCAGTGCAATAGTCAACGGTAAAATACCCGTCTATCCATCAAATCTCAAAGCAAAGCGTCCCATTGTAGAATTCCAGGCAGGCCTACAATTAATTAATTTTGGTTCTACTGCTGTTCGACCTATTAACATAATTGATACAAAATCTACCAACGCTTTTTTAACCATTAACGGATCTACATCTGCTGTTAACGCTATATCAACAGCTACGATGGTAGATGGAATTTCTTTGGAGCCTGGACATCGAATTATTTTTAATGCAGACGAAAATCCGGATGTTCGAGGAAAAATTTATGAGGTAAGTTTTGTTCAAGTCGACGGGACTATAACTCTAACATTGATCCCTGCAAAAGATCATAATCCTGAAATTGATTCTTCAGTGTTGGTTATAAATGGAGATACTAATAGCGGAACAAGTTGGAGATATGATGGTAGTCAATGGCAGTATGCACAACAAAAAACTGTATTAAATCAAGCTCCGTTGTTTGAGTTATATGATAAAAACGGAAATAGTTATGCAGATAAGAATTATTACCTTTGTGATTTTACCGGTAATAAAATATTTGGTTATGAAATAGGCACAGGAACAAATGATCCTTATCTAGGATTTCCTTTGGCATATAGAAAAATTGATACAGTAGGGAGTTTTTTATTCTCTAATTATTTGTCAAATAGTAAAATTGTTATTTCTTATCCTAACCTTACTACAAACGAAATTTCTACCAATATAACATATTGTCAACGGAATACTCCTGCTGGACCTGTTTTTGAAAATGCCTGGAAGATGGGAGTTGACTATCCTATTCCATTATTAGAAGCGGCATCGTCATCTACTTATTATCAAGAACCGTTGAGTTTAACTAATAATCCGTTAAATTCTACTATTGACCAATTTACTATCAGTGAATTTACTGAACACGTTCAGACAATAATTTCTCGAGTTCCGGGATACGTATCAAATAATCTACGAGATCTTGGAGATTACACAAGTTATGGTAATAAATTAATTTCCAATGTCAATCCTATTGCATTTGCACAGATGTTTATAGGTAAGAAAGAACATAGTGTTGTTGATGCTATTACAAAAGCTGGTGATCAGTATAATCAATTTAAACTTACTTTCTTAAACAGTATCATTAAGACTACCAATCAACTAGATCCTGTATCTGCTGTTGATGAAGTATTAACGGCAATAAATCAAAACAACGGTAGCCATAGTCCTTACTATCTATCAGATATGGTTGCCTATGGTAATCCAGAAATTCAAAGAACATTTACTGTAACAGATCCTCGCAATGTGTTGTATCCGTTGACTACTGAATTTGATTTAGATAATTTAAGTTTAAGATCTGTATTAGTCTACCTAAACAACAATCAATTGGTATATGGTATTGATTATGATTTTAACAAAGATTTGTCTTCTGTTAATATTTTAGCTAGTTTGAATAGAGGAGATGTTTTAGTAATAAACGATTTTACAAATACTGAAGGAGCATACATTCCTCCAACACCTACTAAACTAGGTTTGTATCCATCATTTGTACCTAAGATTATTCAAACTTCTTTACAACCTAATGCTGAAACTAATTTGTTAACCAATGGGGATTTTATTACTGGTAGTACTACAGGATGGGATTTTGGTCCTCCTGTGGGCGGCTATTCCGATCTTGTTATAAATCCATATACTGGCGGTGCTTATTATGGAATCTCTGGAATTCCTCAATGTCCCGGGACTACTTCGACATATACAATGGTTGGTGGAGGCGTTGGCGGGGAAGCTCATGCAATTCAAACAATTCCAAGTATGCCTGGAGCTACGTATGTGGTAAGTTTTTATACTTATAATATACCTAAACAGGGGGGCGGATCTGACTTACCAAATGAGATGACAATTAGTTTGTCAAACATTGAAGGCAATAATGTCTTACTTGAAGAATTAAACATCAATGAAGATAGTTCCTGGGAACATCATACATATAGGGTAGTTGCTACCGACAACTCAATGACATTGGATGTTGGTATTAGACAAGACCCTTGGTTCTGGTTACTTGGTAATATATCAATAACTATGGTTGAAAATATCAACACCATAAATGTTATTCAAGGACACGACGGTAGTATCACTCCTCTCTATAATGACTATAGAGATAATATTATTCTTGAATTAGAAAAAAGAATTTATAATAATATCAAAGTGCAGTATCGCCCAGAGTTACTAGATATTAATAGTGTGATTCCTGGAGCATTTAGATCAACAGATTATTTGCCTAAAGAAATTACTGAAATATTATCTCAAGATTTTGTTAAATGGGCAGGTACTTATGGTATTGACTATATTAGTCGTCCTGAATTTAATTTTCATAATTCTTTCACGTACAATTATACTGGATCTTACAGCATAGACGGTGTTGCATTATCTGGTTACTGGCGTGGTGTTTACAAATATTTCTACGACACAGATCGACCACATACTAATCCTTGGGAAATGTTGGGATTCTCAAAACAACCTTCATGGTGGACATCAACATACGGCACTAATTACTCATCTACTAACACCAAAATGTGGAATGACCTACGCCTTGGCCATATTGCAGGTACCGGTGAAACCAACACATTATATGCACGTCCTGGATTATTCACTATTATTCCTGTAGGTACAGGTAACTGTTTAAAAAATCCTATTGAAATTTTTAGTCCTACAATAAGTGGAAATTTAATAAAAGAACCTTGGATTGTAGGTGATCAAGGCCCTGCAGAAAACGCCTGGCGTAAGAGTAGCCTGTGGCCTTACACAGTACAAAAAATACTAGCATTGACGATTCCAGCAACTTATGCATCATTGATGTATGATACAAGTCGAATGAATAAAAATATTGCAGGGCAGTGGACTTATGGCAGTAATGAAACATTCTTGCAATTAAACAATCTCTATATATCTGGAGAAAATAATGATCTAACAAGCGGATATAGTGTGCTGGTTTCTGAAGTAGGTCAACAACGCACCACAAACTATATCTCTGAATTAAGACAAGATTTAGATTATGTAAATTATAATCTATTCCATAAGGTTGGTGGATTTGTTGATAAAAATACTTTGCAGGTTATCATAGATGCATATGATCCAACCAGTACAGATCCTGGAGCCATATTACCTTCTCAAAATTATAAATTGATTTTAGACGTTAGTAATCCTATTAGGTCAGTGAGTATATCAGGTTTAATAATACAAAAATCAGAGTTAGGTTATATAATCAAAGGCTATGATAACCATCACCCTTATTTTACATATTATCCTAGTTTTAGAAATATCAACACACAGGCAATTACTGTAGGTGGTAAAACTGAAACTTATCTTTTATGGGCACCCGGTGGCGGAACACTCGGAGCCTTGGGGCTAACTGATGTAGATGTTACTACAGCGCAATCAGCAGTATCTGGTAATTTTTATCAGAAAGGGCAGATAGTCTCATACGGTAATAATTATTATAGAGTTATTGTTGCTCATCAGGCAGAATCTACCTTTAACACTAGTTACTATCAAATTTTATCCTCATTGCCTAGCACAGGCGGTGCCACTGTACAGATTGCTAATAGTTTTGACACTACTGCTGTACAAATTCCGTATGGTACAACATATTCTAATATCCAAGAAGTTTATGATTTGATTATTGGATATGGAAAATGGATAACTGAACAAGGATTTATTTTTGATCAGTATAACAAAGACCTAGGAACAGTGCTTGATTGGAATTTAACAGCCAACGAATTTTTATATTGGACAACTCAAAATTGGAGCAATGGTAATATTCTAACACTAAGTCCGTTTGCTGATCAAATTGTTTATCAGTCTGATGATTCTGTAGTAGATAATTTGTTCAATGGATTCTATGATTATAGTATCCTCAAGGCAGATGGTACTCCATACCCACAAAAGAGTCTAAGTATTTCAAGAAACAATGGTATATGTACCATTGCTACTTTACCTGACACTGATGGAATTTATTTTGCTAGATTAAATTGCATACAAAAACAACACGGCATGGTATTTGATAATGTTGATGATTTCGGTGATATCATTTATGATATACAGACTGGAACAAGACAGATGCGAATGAAGCTAGTTGGATTTAAAACAGATTCTTGGAATGGAGATTTTTTCAGTCCAGGATTTATCTATGATAATGTTTCTGTTAGTACCTGGGCACCTAACACAAAATACCTATCTGGTAGCGTAGTATATTATAATGGAAACTATTACTCTGCTATTAAAAATATTGATCCTAGCGAGTACTTTAAATTTACTGATTGGAACACATTATCTAAAAAACCCGAAGCTGGACTACTGCCTAATCTTGATTATAAGATCAGCCAATTCCAAGATTTTTATAGTTTAGATATTGATAATTTTGATGTTGGTCAAGAGAAGATGGCACAACATCTTACAGGATATACACCTCGAGTATATCTTAATAATATTTTTGCAGATCCTATTGCTCAATATAAATTTTATCAAGGATTTATTAAACAAAAGGGAACTAAAAATGCCATCAATGCACTGACCAAAGCAACTGTACATAATTTGCAAGGTCAGGTTAATTACAATGAAGAATGGGCATTTAGAATTGGAGAGTATGGTTCATACACCACTTATAATGAATTAGAAGTTCCATTGGTTGAAGGTACATTCTTAGAAAATCCTCAAATTATTAATTTTGTTGATCAAATACCTAGTACCGCAGGCAATACTGTAATACGTTATAATACGCCCGGTGATCTTACAATTACTCCTAAAGATTACTTGCCCAGTACAACATTTGTATCAACATCAGATCAATCTACAATGATTTTAACTCATGCTGGATATGTTAGGACAGATGATGTTACTGCTACGGCATACAATGAAAATAGTCTATTAGATATTGCTAATAATAGTCAGTTAAAAAATGGTGATACAATATGGTTGGGCTTTACACAAAACGGTGATTGGGATGTTTATAGGTATACATTTAATCCAGCAGGAGTAATAGGTGTATATATAAGTTCTCCAGTAAGTCAAATTACATTTACTACTTCTGCTCCCCATGGGTTGTATGTAGGGGAGTTAATTAGTATTGCTAATTTTGACAGTCAGGTCAACGGAGTCTATAAGGTAGAGGCTATTCCGAGATTAGATCAATTTACTGTGGCCAGTACACTAGCTTCAATTGTTAATGTAGTATTATATTCACCGGGTCAATTGTTCGAATTTAAAACTGCTAGGGTATCAGATTTTGATAATTTACCGTCTGACAAACAGCTTTACAAATTACCTTATGGAAATAAATTTTGGATTGATAGCATTACTGGTGAAGATCAAAATTGGGCAGTCTACGAAAAAATCAACAATTATAACGTATCATCAGTGTATGGACAAAATCCTGATGGACAAGGTGCTAGTATCAGCAAGAGAAAAGGCAGCAATATATTAGTAACAGGAGCCCCAACCTATAATTATAATAATCAACAAGGTGCTGTATTTGTTTACAAACAAGTAAAGAATAATCTACAACTTATTTTAAGATATGGTGCAGGATCTTCTTATCATAATACCAATTTTGGACAGACAGTTGTGTATGATGATATTCCAGTTTCATCTAAATCTCCTTATGGTTTAATATTTGCATCTGCACCAAATGCCGCAAATGGCGGGATGGTTAAAGTTAGTACCATTAATTATTCATCTCTAGAAGAAGGATTCAATACCTACATAACTAATCCAAATCCAAGCTATGGATTGTTTGGCGAATCTATATGGGTACAAAGAAATGCCAAGACTAAATTAATTTTAATTGGCGCCCCAGGAACTGGAACAAGCAAAGGAAAAACCTGGGCTTATACAGCTACTGTAGTTAACAGTGTAATAAATGTTTCATCGGCCATTGGGATCACAGATCATAATATAATTTATACCCCTGGTAGTCAGTGGGGATATTCGATAAGCGGAGCAGAAGATTCTTCCTATATTGCAATCAGTGCCCCTGGCTATGCACAAAACAAGGGCGTAGTTTCAATATTTGATGAATACTTAAATCATCTTCAAACTATTAATTCTTCTTTTGGTCTAGGAGATAGATTTGGACAAGTTTTGTCTATGAGTCCCTCTGGTGATATTCTAGCAATATCTGCCCCGCATTTAGTTAATGAAGATAAGTCAGTCGGAGCTGTAGCAATATATAATTTGGTAAACAAATCGTACGTATTAGATCAAATTTTAGAAAATCCGGTAATTGGATCTACTATGAATTTTGGTTCAGCAATTGATATTAATACTGCTTCAAATTCTATAGTAATTTCTTCATTAGGGACCAACGCTGTATTTCCAACTATATTTGATGATGACAGTACTACATTCGATTCAGGAGTTACTGCATTTGTAGGAGTAGAGACAAAATCTGGTGCTGCCTATACGTATTATAAAAATGTTAAAAGATTTGTACTGGCACAAGAACTAACTACCTCAACAATTGCAACTCTCTCTGGTACAGACTTTGGATCAAGTGTGGCCATTGATGATGCAGTGGTATTTGTTGGAGCATCAGCGGTTGACAATAATAAAATACTTGGCGGCATATATCAGTTTAATCAAATAGATTTGACAACCAACAGTATAAGCAAGATTAGAAATTTTGAAAATTTAACAGTACCTGATACTATAGAAAAAGTATCTTTGATTGATACTTATAAACAAGATATATATCAATATCTTGATATCATCGATCCTTTAAAAGGAAAAATAGCAGGTATTGCTGAACAAGAAATAGGCTACAAATTAATCAGCGATCCTGCAATATATTCTCTTGGACTTGCTGGTGTTAATGTTGATACTAATACCAATTGGTTAGATGATCATGTAGGCGAACTATGGTGGGATTTAAGTACCGCAAAATATCTATGGTATGAGCAAAGTGATCTTGAATACCGTAAAAATAACTGGGGTAAATTATTTCCTGGAGCTACTATTGATGTCTACGAATGGGTTGGATCAACATTGTTGCCCAGTGAATGGAGTACGCAGGCCGATACTGCGCAAGGTCTAACGTTGGGAATCAGCGGTCAGCCTAAGTTCCCAGATAATAGTATTGTTAGTGTTAAACAAATATATGATAGTACTACTAACTCTTACAGCAATGTTTATTTTTACTGGGTTAAGAATTCAGTTGTAGTGCCTAACGCAAAAAATCGTAGAATAAGTAGCTATGAAATTGCCAGTGTAATTGCAGATCCTTCTGCGTATGGTATACCTTTTGCGGCTTTAATTTCTCCTAATGCAGTGGCACTGAGTAATGTTGGGTCATTGTTAGTTGGCGATAATATTAGCTTTAATATTGCACAAGACAGAATTGCATCTTCTATGGATGATCCTGTGTCCAAACACACAGAATGGTTATTGTTAGAAGAAAATAACGAGAATAGTCTGCCTAATAGTTTATTAGAAAAGAAATTATTTGATAGTTTACTAGGACACGATAGTCTAGGAAATCTTGTACCTGATCCAGCTCTGAGTCTAAGAACACGGTATGGTGTAGGTATAAGACCTAGACAATCATTATTTAAAAATAGAATAACAGCTTTACAAAATATTGTTGAATTTGTTAATAATGTTTTGATTAAAAATCTCATTACTGGTAATTATGATTTTATAAATCTTAATGCTCAAGAATCTATACCAAATCGATATCTAAATATCTATGATAGAATTATTGAAGACAACAATGAATTAGATTATATTGATACCACGGTCTTTCAACAAGCAGTAATACAATGTATAGTTAATATCAATGGTAATGTTATTGCAACTAATGTAATTAATGCTGGATTTGGATATGGAATATTAAATCCAGTCTATGACAATGCAGGCAATAAGATAGGATATCAAGGCCCTACATTTACATCACAGGGTAACGGTAAAGGAGCCGTTATCGATACAATGGTTGATGATAATGGTAGTGTTATTCAAGCAACTATATCAAATGCTGGTACAGGTTATAGTTATAATTTTAATATTGTTTCTAGACCGCAGTCAGTTATAGTAATCAGCGACAACACACATAATGGCGGATGGACACAATATACCTATGAGTATTCTTCCAAACGTTGGATTCGTGCTCGTACACAGAGTTATAACACTACATTGTATTGGGATTATGCGGATTGGACCAGCAGTGATTATAATCCTTATAAAATTTATTCTTCAATTATAGGCAGTCCCTACGAATTGGCTGAATTAACATTGATTCCAGGTCAATATATTAAAATTAATAATAGTGGCAACGGAAATTATATTGTTATAGAAGTGTTGAACACAGGTGTTCAAGGTACTTATGGGCAGGGATTTAACCTAGTCTATGCACAAAATGGAACAATACAATTATCAAACAGCATATGGAATAGACTAACTAGCAATCTAGGATTTGATTATACTAGATCATATGATCAAACACTATGGGATCAAACTCCCGATGTTGAATTAAAATATATACTAACAGCACTAAAAGAAAATATATTCATTAATGCATTAAAAGTTAATTGGAATTTGTTATTTTTTACAGCAGTTAGATACGCATTATCGGAACAACAATTATTAGATTGGGCGTTTAAAACATCTTTTATCAATGTTACTAATCAGGTAGGCCAGTTAGGTCAGCCACCTGTATATAAACTACAAGACAGTATTTTTTATCAACAGTATATCAACGAAGTTAAACCATATCATACTCAGATAAGAAATTTTATCACGCAGTATAATGATATAGAACAAGCCAATACTTATCTAACTGATACTGATCGAAAAACAGATACTACAATTAAATTTGATAGGATTTCTAAACACGATGAAATAGGTGCAATGACTGTAGTTGATAATTTCATCTGTGATGGAAAAACTACTGAGTTTAAATTAAGTTGGTTAGCACAACCGGATAAAAGTCTAATTAATCTTAAAATTACTGGAACTGGAACAAATGTTGGATCAATATTAGGTGAAGATTATACAATTAAATCTGACAAAACTTCTAGTACTTTAATATTTTTAAATTATGCTCCTAGTCAAGGACAGACAATAACAATCACTTATCAAAAAAATGTCAACTTATTATCTGCAGTTGAAAGGATATTAAACTATTATAAACCTACTTCTGGAATGCCTGGAGTAGATCCTGCACAATTAATGACTGGTGTAGAATATCCAGGACTAACAGTAGGTGGTCAATATGAGGGTCAAGGATTTACTGCAACATTTGGTGGGTGGTATCCAGACAGTTTTATCGATGGCGGTACCTGGACTGGCGGAGTATCAACAACTGCACTAGGTGTTAATCCGTCCGATATAGTTATTGATGGAGAGTACGGATTCGTAACAGCCAATACTAGCTATGCTCCGGAAGAAGTTGTTCCCGGATACACTATGGATTCGTTAGGCATTAATGTTTATACTAAAAACAAATATGGAGCTCCTATAGTTGTTAATCACAGTACCTATGTATCGTCAACAACTACTAACACAAATATTGTATTGTCAACATTGCCTACAACAATTGATAATATTTTGGTGTCTTATAATAATATAGAATTAACTTTTGTAACTGACATTAACAGTTTTATCTCAAACAATCAATATACTATAGATTGGGCAAATTCTTTGTTAATTCTTCCTCCACAACCTAACAGCGGATATTTAGGATATACGATAGTAGGAGTAGGCGGCGGCGATTCTAGCGGAACAACAGTAGGTGTAGTAGACAAAGGAGTTACTACAGTAGCTAATACATCTACAGCCACAGTTCAAAGTCTAGCATTTTACGATGATATCAAAGATGCCTATGTAACAGTTAATGGATATGTTTGTCCTCCGACTACTGATCCTGCAAATGTTTTTGGGTTCCAATTAACCACTGCTGGTAACAATAGTAATCGAGCTGCCGTGACAGTCTACGGTCTTGATCCTACAATTACAAATACAATACAGGCATGGTTCTTTACTATTTCGCAGGATTATTTTAATGTTATACACGAACAGACATTTCCTTTAATTAATTTTGATATTAATAATCCATTGACATTACAGTATCCCCCGGGAGTAATTCAACCAGTAAGTCAACAAGCTATTATTGAGATTACAGATTCTTATGGTACAAGAAGATTAATGCCGCCGGATACAACATATTATTCTGTGTTAAATCCTGCTCAAACAATCTATAATTTTACCATTACATCAATAAATGGGTTATTGTCTAATCCCCAAACATACCTCAATCCCGGAACAGTCTATGTATATGTAAACGGTAATCAGATAAGATCTGGATTTGATTACAGTGTCAATGGTACAACAGTCAATATAGCGGTACCATTAAACAAAGGTGATGCTATTGCTATTGAAGCATTTGCACCGAGTGCAGTAGGAAACAGTGATCCTTTAAGCGGCAATCCTTATACATATCAATATAGAATAGTTGGTAATAATTTATATCTAACTCCCGAAGCTGGCGGAATAGGTGCTTTTACAATTGGTAATGCTAGTCTTAAAGTTATAACATATACCGATGCAGATGGTATGTTGGTAGAGACACAAAAATTCATTGGCGATCCTAATAGAAGATATAGAATAAGTCGACCAATCATAAACGACAATTATATTTTTGTAACGGTATTCCAATACTCAAATTCCAATGTCTTTAGCTATCCTTTGGTTAATGGTGTTGATTATGTGGTATTGGATGACAACACTACTATACAGTTAAGTGATAAATGGAATTTAAATAATGCTGATATTGTTGAAGTCACTAGTTTTGCTAGTCAGAATTTTAGTAGTACAGTTCTCGGGTATCGTATCTTTAATGACATATTAGGAAACACATCTTTTACCAGACTCAGTAATAAAAATTCAACATATTTAACTCAGCCATTGTTATCTACAGACACAGAAATACACGTGGCAGATGTGTCTGTATTATCTACTCCTCAAATTGACGAAAATATTCCTGGAGTTGTTCTTATTGACCGTGAACGTATAGAATTTTTTAAATTTGAAAACAACGTCATTTCGCAACTACGCCGAGGTACATTAGGTACTAGTCCTAAAAATTTATTGGAAGTGGGGACTACAGTAATTGATCAAGGTTCGGAACAAAAAATTCCGTTCACTGAACAGATACAAATACAGAATACATTTACTAACACATTAACCAATAGTTTTGCTATTGTTAAAAATAATATAGTAAGGACATATCCTAACACATCTACCATTGTTCAATGTGATGGAATAACATTATCGACCAGTACATTATCAATCAATCAACTTGATGTTTATTATGGTGGTAGATTGCTTAAAAAAGCAGACATGTATCATCACGAAACTACTGCGACCTATAACAGCATAAGTTATTCTGCTATTATGGGATCTACAGCTACTATTGCATTATTGCCCAACAATGCCAATGTTGGAGATTCTTATATAGTAACTTCGAGTAATCAGGTATGGACATACACTGGATCTAGAACACAGGCTCCGTCAACTACTGGATGGGTATTTTCTGGATTAAAATACAAACCACAAGAATATTCAGTTACAATAACCAACTCTGTTCAATTGTTAACATTAAACACTGCTAGTTTGAAGGTTATTCCAGGATTACAAATTACATTAGTCAAGAAAGATTATCCTGTGTCTGATACCTGGAACACAATTGACCCTACTAATAGTAACAAAACCCTAAGTCTATTAGACAGTACGACCACTGTAGCAAGGTTTTTACAAGAAGCTCCTGCGGTGCTTCCTGATAATTACTTTTATGGGTTATAACACAGCATAAATATCATTATGGAAAATAAAAAAATGATCCCTCAACTCAATAATCAATCAAACGATCGGGGCCTTGTCTCGATCAAAGGACATATTAAAATATTTGATCCTATTTCAAAAGAAGTCTTTATTGATAAACCCAATGCTATCCACTATGAAAACTTTAGTCTTGCATTAGCCTATGGTGTAAGTAATCAAGGCCGTAACACTATTGCTGAAATGGATTTTGGAAATGGTGGTACAAGAGTTGATGATACAGGTATTATAACATATCTTACTCCCAATGTAATAGGAACCAGTGCTAATTTGTACAATCAAACCTATGTTAAGGTAGTAGATGCTCGCCAGCCCACTGATCTAGATCCTGCTAGAAATTATATGGAAGTTCGTCATGTAGCAGGTGCATACTACAGTGATGTATTGGTTAGCTGTTTATTAGATTTTGGTGAACCAAATGGTCAGCAAGCATTTGATAATGAGACAAATTCAAATGGTACATTTGTCTTTGATGAACTAGGCCTACGATCATACAGTCCGGATGGTCCTGGAACAGGATTATTGTTGACTCATGTTATTTTTCATCCAGTGCAAAAATCATTGAATCGAATGATACAGATTGATTACACGGTCCGTGTACAATCTTTAACCAACGGAATGTAATTATATGGCATATGTAGTTTACACAAGTTACGGATCTTTAATAACAGCGATTCCCAACGGAACTGTTGATTCTAGTGCAACAAGTTTGAGTTTAATTGGTAGAGATGTTACTGGTTACGGACAATACTATAATCAAAATTTGGTCAGTATGTTGACTAATTTTTCTAATGGTTCAGCCCCTTCGAACCCGTTACAAGGACAATTGTGGTATGACAATTATTACAATAAATTAAAAGTCTATAATAATACATGGCAAACTGTAAGGGCATCACTTATTTCTCCCACTCAACCTGTGGGGCAAGATCCTGGTGAACTTTGGTATGATAGTGTGGGTAAGTCTTTAAATTTTGTTGATAATCTAGGTCAATATAATACTATATCTAGTTTTCCTCGCAACAGTATTGGAGGCTGGCAATATCCTTCTACTCCTATTACTGATAATACAACTCCGGGTCCTGTACCACAAAAAGTAACATTATTACAAAATTATGGTCAGACTATCGGTGCCTTAACAACATCAAGTTTCACAGTATCAACACAACAGTCAACATCAACATTTGCCTCTGCAAATACAACATCAGTAAAACTTGCCGCTGGGTTGACAATTATAGGTAATATTCAAGCCACTAGCGGATTGCTAGTAAACAAACAACCAATTACTCATACTTCTTCAGGAACACCGGGTCAAGTGGCCTATGATTTAAATGGTTTTTATGTTTGTACAGGGACTAATCTTTGGTCCAAAATAGCTTTTACACAAACATCAGGATTCTAATATTTTATGCCATACATACTAACCAAATCCGACGGAACAACACTGACTACAGTTCAGGACGCCACAGTAGATAATACTACAAGTCTAACATTTATTGGTCGTAATTATTCTGGATATGGACAAGCAATTGAAGAAAATTTTCTACACCTTTTAGAAAATTTCTCAAACGCCACAGCTCCTGCAAATCCTGTACAAGGACAACTTTGGTTCAATAGCACTTTACAGCAATTG